ACTGTCACATTTAATTTAAAACATTGGGGTAAGTATGAGGACTTTAGTTGAATTTAGTAGAGAGCTTTTAAAATTTTGACTTTTCCCTATAATAGTTTATACTTATAGGGACTTTAAAGAACTTTTTTTAGAAAAATTAAGTTTTGGCGTTTTTCGCACATACTGCTTGTTAGGTTCGCACAACACTGTTTGGCGTTTTCGCACAAACTATTACAGAGAATACAACACAGAACACTTTTCAGATAAAAGTTTTTCAAACTTGCAAATTGAAATTTGCGATATAAATTAAGAAAAAAAGCTTTATGTTTTAGTTAGAGGATATAAAAAGACACTATGAAATTTAAAATAGCTTACAGAAAAAAAGACCAAACAGAATACAATATAAAAGACTTTCCCAGTAGAAACGTAGAGATACTAAAAACTTTTAGCTGGAGAGATTATATTATAAGTATTTATATAGAAAAATGAAAAAGAATTGTTGTTTAAAAAATAAGAAGAGAAGCACGGTAACTTAGTGATAGACAAAGGTATCGGAAGGATAGACAACAAAGAGGGTACTCTTGTAGACCATAGGAGTGTAAAAGACTTTAAAGATTATGCTGAGTTCGAGAAGGAAACAAAGGATTGCTTGGCTGTTTTAATAATAGAAGATTTAATTTATAGAGTATACAATGGCTAAAGTAGGAAGACCTAAAGCGAAGCTAACTGACCTTAGAGAAGACTGGAAAGCCTTTATATTAAAGGAGATGGCAGAGGGTGCAAGCCAAGCAGAGATAACAGCAGGGCTAGAGATAAGCAATGATTTGTTTATCGTTTTATGAAAGAAGAGAAAGAATTTTCGGAAACCATAAAAAAGGGATTGGCGTTATGCAAGTGTTGGTGGGAAAAAAGGGTAGAAAGAATTTAGAGAATAAAGAGTTTTCTGCAACACTTTGGTATATGAATATGAAGAATAGATTTGGTTGGGCTGATAAAACAGAGATAACAGGAGCTAACGGCAAGGATTTAATACCCACAGAAGAGAAAAAGAAGACAATCGGGGATAGATTGAAGGATTTTACTGTAATTTTTCTTTTGGCTTAAAAGCAGGGGCGAAATGGGGGTGCGTAAGTGAGTGGAGACTTAAAAAACTAATACAGTAAAATGTTTAATTTTATAGTAGCTGGTTCGTTATTTGTTTGTGGGATATTTTTAGGAGAGAGCGGGCACGGAATACTAGGGATGTTTGCGGTAGGGGTATCTATCATCGCATTACTTAACCTTTCAAGGATAGAACATACCACTACCAAATTTTAAAAGCCTTAAATCGAAACACGTGGCGACAAAAAAAGACAAAAGCAGAAAATATATAGAGAACATCATCCTAAATGGGAGCAAGACAGATCGTTTGGCTTTATATAATTTCACCAGCGAGATGTCAGTTGAAGAGATAGCAAAGAGGTTTAACTTATTTGTTGTTGGAAACTTCACTAGATATTATTCTGATAAACCAGCAGACTTTCACGAGGAGATGATCAAGAATTACATCCGGGCGTATTTAGGAGAAATAAAGTATCTTAATATTGGTTTTAGAGGATCGGCGAAAACTACCTTGTTAAAATTATTTTTAACTTATGCATTGCTGAACGACGAGGATACTTTTAGAAAATACATAAAAGTAATAACTAAAGACACAATCAACTCCAAACAGATAGTAACTGATGTTTATAACTTAATTGTTGAAGTTAGTGGTTATACGGAGATTTATTTGAAAAAGAAGGAAAGACGAAGAAAGAAGAGTCAATGACAACATTCGCATTAAAGACTGGTGTGAAATTAGGCTCTGGGACAGTCGGGCAAGTACAGAGAGGGCAAGTCCAGGACGCTTATAGACCCGATTTTCTTTGGTTTGAGGATATAGAAGACTCATCAACTATCCGCTCAATGGTTCAAACTCAGAACATTATTAGCAAGATAGACGAAGCAATCCAAGGAATGAGTGACGAAGGTAGCTATGTAGTAACAGCTAATTACATTTCAGAAGAGGGAACGGTAGAATGGTTTAAACGAAAGAAAGGAATTACAACCCAGATAACACCAATACTCAAAGACGGTGAACCAACTTGGGATAAATACACACCAGAGAAGATTAAAAGTTTGCTAGATGATGCAGAAGATCCAGAAGGTGATTATATGTGTGACCCTACTAGCGGAAAAGATAAGTTTTTCGACATAGAAGTTGTTGAAGCGATGCTTTTAACAGCCCAAGACCCGATAAGAGAAGAAGAATTTGTTAATTACTACGGAGAATACAACCCTCAACACCCTTATGGGATAGGAGGAGATACAGCCGAGGGAGTAGGGCGAGACTCAAACGCTTTAGTTTTAATTGACTTTAGAGCCAACACAGTTGAGGCTACATTTCACAGCAACGAGATAGCACCTGATGACTTCGGATATCTAATGGGAAGAGTTGGGAGAGCTTATGGAGGTTGTGTGGTAGCACCTGAGCGAAATGCAACTGGGTTCGCTACTATATCAGCACTAAGACAAGACGAATATCCTAATATCTTTGTTGAAGTAGCCGAAGATAAAATAACCAGGAAGAGAACAGACAAGCTAGGGTGGGGAACAGACCGAAAGACTAAACCTAAGATGTGGTTTAATTTTAGAAAAGATTTTAATGATGGAGTATATAGAATTAAAGACCGGGAACTATTAAAAGAAATCAGAAGCTATACAAAAGCAGATTTTAATGATAGAACTACTGGAGTAATAACAAGACATTTTGATCTCCTCACTTCTTGCGTTATAGCAAGTGAAATGAGAGAGTTCGCAGAATTTAACGACAATGTGGACTGTCACCAATTTAAACAAGAAAACTATGAGTAGAACAACAGCTTTTTTAGACGAGAATCAAGATATGCAGGTGACTATTGTCCCTGGAGCTTATTATAATATCGGAAATGTAATATCAGACGTATTCAGAGCAGTAAACTCTCAATTCCTAACTTCTACTTGGAGCGATGGAATGCCCAAAGAGTTCTTTGATGTTTCTAAGGTAATGGCAATCAACATTAAACACGGCACAGACCTGGACACCAAAGACATTTCTATTGAGGCAGAGAACCAACAAGCTATCGGAGTAGTGGGAGTTTTAAAGCCTATTATTCAAAATCATCTCAAAGTAGAAGATTATGCATCGCTTTTAAACAGCGTTAGAGACGAGCTTGTTGACTTTGGGCACGTTATACTAAAGAAAACATCAGAAGGGACAGAGACAGTTGACCTTAGAAACGTAGTTAGACCAGCTCACATCTTAGACGTTCAGAAAGGTGGACTAATAGAAAAGCACGAATGGACTTACTCAGATATGTTGCAACGTAAGAGCAAGTTTGATAAATGGGAAGAAGTAGAGACTTTATGGGAGAAGATGAAAACTCAAGGGCTTTCAACCTTTCAAGTTTACGAGCATTGGTTGATTGATGACTTTGATGGACAAGTTACTAAAGGAGTGATTATGTCACTAGATCGAGAGATAATGAAGCCAGAAGATGGTTCAGAGCCTTCAGATTGGGACACTACGGTTGAACTTTCAAGGACTAAAACACCATATACTAAACCAATAGCAGACATTCAAAAGAAAAAGAACTTGAAAAGAGCGGGTTTTTGATTGATGGAGAAGAACCTCTATATCCTTATGAAGATATTAGATTTGTAACTGTTAAAGGTAGATGGTTGGGTGCTGGAGTCTATGAGATAACCGCCCCGGTCCGAAGAGCTTACAACAGAACCTTGAACGTCAAACTAAGATACGATGAAATACAAACAAAAGGAACATTTTTACATACTAAGGGAATTAACGGCAAGAGTTTAACTCAGGAAGCTATTAACGCTTTAGAATCTACTGGAGTAGTTGACTTGCAAAATGGTGCTCAACTAGAACAGTTAAGAATCCAAAGTCTTACAAACGAGTTTATTAACTCAGCCGATAAGTTCTTTGAGTTCGCTAGACAGTTACTAGGACTAACAGCACAAGGCACAGGGGAAGACCTCCCAGCTAATATGCCAGCAACCACAGCAGTAATAAACGACAATAGAGCTAAGACTTTATTTGATTCTATACTAGAAACTCAGGGAATAGCCTGGAGGAATTGGTTTTCAGACTTTGAATTAGATGACATTTTAGATAATCTATCAGCTAAGAAATGGGCTAAGATTCAAGGTAGCGAGGAAGACTTGATTGAAGTGATCACCCCTTTCGCTATAAAGTATCTGAAAATGGATCAAAGGTTCCAGAATATGGTTTCTTTGGGACGGGAATTGAAGATAATGGAAGCAGTACAGCCAGCGATTGATAAAGTTCAAAAGGAATTAGTCAAAGACAACATAATGAACGGCACAGCTTTTGTCTCATTCAAGAAGAGCTTTCTTAAAAACGCTCAATTCTTCATTGACTTTGTTATCACTAACGAGGCATCAGACAAGCAAGCAGAAATTGTAGAAATGCAGGCATTACACGATAAGGCTTTAATCAACCCAGCGTCATCATTAAGCCCAGCTAAATTAGAAGAAGGTATCTTGAACAAAATTAACCAAGACGCTAAGAGATTCAAGAAGACAAAAGAAGAATCAGCTATAATTAATAATCCTCAACTAAATGCAAACCTTCCGCAACCGGGTCAGGCGAATGCTCCTCAAGCTCCTCCTCAAGCCGTACAGCCCCCTCAACAAAGATAGAGAGGTGGAAATAGCTTTGATTAGAGAGTTAGACGGTTACAAGGCAATTTTGGAAGAAATAGACGAGATGGCAGAGAACTGCAAACGAATAGATTGGTTATCAGCAAATTATGGGAAAATTAAGTCAGACCAAATAGGTCACCTGCCTTTAGGGGGATTGATAGCGTCACATACATTAGAAGCATTAAAAGAAAACTCAATGGCTAATCTAGTAGCAAGATATGAAATCAGAGTCGGAAAACGAACACGTGGACGTAAAAAGTCTGTTCTTTGTGATTTTGGCGATGATTATACTGATATTGTTATAGTGGATTTTAAAAAGACAAGAAGACACTAGCCTGGAATATTAAGGACGCTAAGAACGAAATGGGACTAAAAGAAACGGATTATAAAGTTGTTCCTTATTTAGCTAATATCCTTTTAACTAGGATGCAGGAAACCGATTTTGATAAAGCAAAGTAGATTGTTTTTAATAAATATGTTATAATAGATTGAACATTAAAAATATCACGTGGAACTGGTAGGCGTAGTAGCTTGCTTATTTTCCACGGATAAGCACGCTACCCCGCTTAACAGTGGGGTTTTGCTTTAGTCGAGCAAGACTTAATTAATTTTTCTAAATAAATGGCAGAAGAAAATCTAACTCCTGAACAAGAAGCGGAAGCTAACCTTGAGCAGGAAGGACAGGAAACTGTTTCGGTTGAAGACTTTAAAAATATGCAGAAGGGCATCGAAAAGATGGCTGAAACCATAAATAGTCTTAAACCAAGTGGAGGCAAGGAAGCTGAGATTACACCAGTAGTCGAGGAAGCTAACCCTAAAATGTCTAATGTTGTGAAGAATCTTTATCTCGAACGTAACCCTGAATTTTCAGAGGTTGAAGACGAAGTAAATGAGGAAGCACGAAGTCTAGGAGTTGACCCGATTGACTATTATGAGTCTAAAATGGGCTGGAAACTAGAAGCAAAGGCACGAGCTAACGCTAATGAAGAAAAAGAGAAGGCTAAAAACGACTATTGAATCGCCTTCTGGAAATGTTTCAGGTAATGATGTCGTTGACTTTGATAAGATTAAACCCGGAGAGATTAAAGGTTTGTCTAAAGAACAGATGACTAAATACCGAGAACATTTAAAGCGTGGGTCAGAAATGCCGATAAAAAGACACGTTTAAGCCGAAACTAACTTAAACTTAAAACAATGAGTAATTCATTAGATGCCAGCATTAAGGAAGTTTGGTCAATGGACTATCAAGAATCTTTCGACAAATCAAATATATTCGAAAGTATTGCGAATTTCCGTTACGAATCTGACTTAAAAACTGGAGACACACTTAACAGACCTTATATTTCTGAGGTATCTGTAAACACTCTTGGAGCTGAAGGGTCTTATACCCGACAGGATATTAATACTACAAACGAAACTTTGACAGTAGATCAAGAGAAAGAGGCAACATTTTATTTGAAAGATATCGATGCGTTCCAAAGTCACTACCCTACAAGGGAGCGATTTGCTAAACAATGCGGTATCAAATTGGCAAATAGAATTGATGGAGATGTATTGGGGGAAGTTGTTAACGCTGATTCTACCTTGGATGACTCTATTTTTGGAGGAACTGCAGGAAACGGAATCAACCTAACTACTTCAAACGTATTGAGAGTATTTTCAATCGCTAATCGAAAATTAAGAGAACTAGACAACGACCCTTCTGAAAGGAAATTCGCTACTCTTTCTCCTTATTTCGAGCAAGTATTGATTGATTCTCTAGGCGGACGAGAAGATGCATTGGGAGAACGAACTGGTATTAACGGACACATTGGACGTTATGGTGGTTTTGAACTATTTTCAACTAACGCTTCTTACTGGACTGGAACTTTAGCAATCGCTACTAATCCATCCGACGATGATACTGTTGTTA